CAAGTTAATATGGCAGCATTAGCAAACAATATCTGTGCTTCTGATTTAACTAATTTTGGTAAATACACTACAATAGTATCAAAATTAGGTAATGATACGGTAACAAAAACTCTTACAATTGCAACTTCTGATGCTTTAATTAATCAAAGTATAGTAAATCCACAATACTCATTCTCGGTAGTTTAATATGTCAACACCAACCACAAGACAAGAATTTAAAGATTATTGCTTAAGACAACTTGGATTTCCAGTAATTGATATTAATGTTGATGATGATCAAGTTGATGATCGTATTGATGAAGCTTTACAATATTTCCGCGACTATCATTTTGATGGCGTTGAAAAGATTTATATGCGCTATAAATTAACTCAAGCTGATATTGATCGTCATTGGATCTATGTTCCTTCTGCTGTCATAGGTATCACTTCAGTTTGGCCATTTGATGATTCAAACTCAACAGTTAATATGTTTGACTTGCGTTATCAATTACGTCTCCATGACTTATACGATTTTACTTCAGTCTCATATGTTCCATATGAAATTACTATGCAACATATTCGTACTATTCAATTACTATTTACTGGAACACCACAATTCAGATATAATAGACACATGGGTAAACTTTATATTGATCTAGATTGGCTAAGATTCGTTAAAGAAGATAGCTGGATCGTTGTTGAATGTTATCGTCAATTAGAACCAGATTTAATTACTCTTACTGGAACAGCCAATGTTTCTTCATCAAGTAATAATGTTGTAGGAACTGGAACATATTTTTATAAAGATTTTGTAATTGGTGATGAACTTGTCATTAATAATGAAGCAAGAAGAATTATTAATATTGACTCTGACGTTTCCATCAATGTATCAAACGCATATAGTGTGACAAGTAATAACAACACAATAGTCAAAACAGGTCTTTCATCTGTTTGGAATGATCGTTTCCTAAAAAGATATGGTACCGCATTGATCAAAAGACAATGGGGTAATAATTTAAAGAAATTTGCAGGTATTCAAATGCCTGGTGGTGTTACATTAAATGGTCAACAAATATATGATGAAGCTGATGCTGAAATTAAAATGATTGAAGAAGATATGCAAGTTCTTAACGTATTGCCTCCTGAGATTCTAATCGGATAATGGCAACTAATCAGTATTTTAATAATTATCCAGCGCATCAGATAACCAGTGAACAACTGCTGGTTGAAGATTTGGTTATTGAATCCATGCAAATTTATGGTATGGATGTTTGGTATTTACCTCGTGAAACAGATGATTCTTTTGATAAATTAATGGGTGAAGATCAATTAAAGAAATATACTAAAGCATACCCTCTTGAAATGTATCTAAATGATGTTACTGGAATGGAAGGTGCGGGTGATTTTATTTCTAAGTTTGGTCTAGAAATTCCTGATGAAATTACATTCCAAGTATCTCGTAGAAGATTTAAAGCAACAGTGCCAGGTTTAATTAGAGCAAGAGAAGGTGATCTGGTTTATGTCCCATTAGTACAAAACTTCTTTGAAATTACTTTCGTAGAAAACGAAAACCCTACAGCAATGTTCTATACATTAGGTCGTGGTCGTGATGCCAATGTATATCTCTATATGCTTAAATTAAAACAATTTGTATTCTCACAAGAAATTATAAAAACAGGTATTCAAGAAATTGATAATCAAATTAAAGGAAATTATCAAGTTACCGATCTTATCCTTACATTAGGCGGTACTGGCAAATTTGATGCTGCTAATAATGAAACTGTTTATCAAGGTACCAGCCTGAATACGGCAACAGCTTTTGCAGAAGTAGTATCATGGAATCTACAAACAAGAACATTAGGCGTTATCAAAGTTAACGGAACTTTTGCTAATGGTAATGTTGTAATAGGAAATACAAGTAATGCACATTGGATTCTAACATCTACAGATGATCAGACACCTATGGATAATATGTTTGAAGATATGTCAGATAATGCACAACTTCAAACAGAAGGTGATCAAATCCTTGACTTTACAGAACATAATCCATTTGGAATGCCATAATGTTTGGAACCCACTTTTATCACAGAGTATTGAGAAAATGTATCGTTGCATTTGGTACATTATTCAATAATATTACTGTTGTCAGATATACTAAAGATGGTAATACTACAAAAGAACGATTTAAAGTTCCTTTAAATTATGGTCCAAAAGAAAAGTATTATGCGCGTTTGAATCAAGATCCTGATTTGTAGAAACCTGTGCAGTTAATTTTACCTCGTATGTCATTTGAAATGGCAGGACTAAATTATGATTCTTCCAGAAAACAAAACACAAACATTAAAAATTTTGCAGGCACAGCTGGTATGGGAGTTTTGGCTCAATACAATCCAGTGCCTTATAATTTTGACTTTAATTTGTATATCTATGTGAGAAACATTGAAGATGGTACACAAATTATTGAACACATTTTACCATTCTTTACACCAGATTATACCATCAAATTAAATTTAATTCCTGAAATGGGGATAATTAAAGAGGTACCTGTTATTTTAAACAACACTTCACATGATATTACCTATGAAGGTGGTAGAGATAATGAAACTAGAATGATTATTTGGACTTTGAATTTCACAGTAAAAGGTTTTATTTTTGGTAAATTCAGAGAAACAAATGTTA